TTGCTCTTAAATTTATAATGCATAATAATTTATTCTTTCTATTGAAAAAATATATAGATTAGTGTATGTAAAGTCAAGAAATGAATAATACAGTATATGTCATACAAGATGTCCCGGGTAGTAGGGAAGGTAGACCAAAAATTAATATTATTGGTGCTTCCCAATTTGGTACATTAAAAGTTTTATTACCTGAGAATGCACAAATTATTTTAAGTTCAGGACCTATAACTTTTAAATTAAGAAAAATGTTACAAAATTACACAAGTCAAGATTATTTATTATTAACAGGAGACCCAGCAATTATTAGTGTTGCCACCTCTATTGCATCAGATATAAATAACGGTAAATATAACTTATTAAAATGGGACAAGCAGGAAAGAAGATATTATCCAGTAGAAATTGATATACATAAAAAAATTAGTTCGGAGGCTTGACAAACGTATTTTGAGGGATTATATTAGAAAGAAATTAGAAAGGTTATAATATGAAAATAAATTTTGAAGAAGATAGAGTAGATGCAATGGAAGCCGTAGTGGATCCAAAACAACTAACCGATAAAGTTCAGCAGTTAAAAAATTTTGAAGATGAAATTGAGAACGCTGAAAAAGGTTTATCTAAATTAAAAGAGCAAGCAAAAGTTTTAGCAGAGTTTGAAATTCCTTTAATGATGAAGGAAATGAATATTACAAAATTAAAGCTGAGTGACGGAGAATCAGTAGAAGTAAAACCATTTTACAGTGCGAGTATATCGCAAGGTAGAGGTGAAACTGATGAATCGTACGCTGTAAGAAAAGCAGCAGCTTTTAAATGGCTTCGTAATAACGGTCGAGGTGATGTTATTAAAAATGACATCACTGTTACCTTTGGCAGTGGCGAAGATAACAAGGCAGCAGACTATGCTGTCCTTGCACGAGGTCAGGGATTTGAACCCGTCCAGAAGGAAAATGTTCATTCCCAGACACTCAAGGCAATTGTTGGGGAGTGTGTCGAGACTGGACTCGATATACCCTCCGACGTATTTAAAACTTACGTAGGTAACCGTACAAAAATAACTAAACGATAAAGGAGAAACGCGATGAACGATACGAGCAACGAGAAGCAAGTAGCAACTAAACCAAATACAGCTATGCAAACAAATTTGTTTGAGGCAGATGCATTTGGGGGTTTAAAGAATGTAAAGAGTGAGAGTCTTGCTCTTCCTATTCTTAAACTTTTACAAAACGGTTCAGGAGAAGCGCAGAAACGTAATCAAAATTACGTAGAAGGTGCAGAACCTGGAATGTTACTTAATACAGTTACTAAAAAACTGTATCAAGGAGATAAAGGTATTAATGTAATACCTTGTCACTATAAATTAGAATACCAAGAATGGGCTGATTTCGGCACAGGATCGGGTAGACCAGAAAATATCTTTACAGATGATTCTGATATTCTAACTAAAGTAACTAAAGATGCAATGGGTAAAGACAGATTACCGAATGGTAATTATGTATTAACTGTTGGTCAACATTTTATACTTATACTTTCTGATGATGGTTCTATGGAGACTGCTTTAGTATCCATGAGTTCGTCTCAAGGTAAAGTAAGTAGAAAATGGAACTCTATGATGATGAATCTTACCTTACAAGGTAAAGAAGGTCCTTATACTCCAGCTTCTTTTAGCCATATCTATAAATTAAGTTCTGTGCTTAATTCAGGTAAAGGCAATCAGTGGTATGGATATACGGTATCATTAGTAGGTCCAGTTGAGGATGCAGCTTTGTATGAAAGAGCCAAAAGCTTCAACACTAGTTTAGACAAATAGTAAAACTAAAGGGCGCAAATATGGTTTGAATCCATTGCGCCCTTACACTCAGAGGGAAGAATGATAGACAAAATTAAGTTTAGAGAGATATTTGATGGGTATAGATCTTCTTATGGAAGCACTACCAAGACTGGAAAACTTAGGGCTAGAGACGGGAAACACGAGACTACTAATCAAACTATTCATAGGGAACCAACTTTAGAAATATACAATAAACATTTAGACGGAGAAGAACCTGCATTAGGTATCATTCCTATTAATGAGGATAGTAATTGTAAATGGGGTTGTGTAGATATCGATGAGTACAATCTAAATCACCAAGAAATAATTAATAGAACTAAAAATTTACCTACCGTTTTGTTTAGGTCTAAATCTGGTGGAGCCCATTTATTTCTTTTTACCAAGGAATGGGTGCCTTCTTCTTTAATTAGAGTTAAACTAAAAATGTTGGCCGCCTTTATTGGAAAAGCAGGAGCAGAAATAATTCCAAAACAAGGAGTAAAACGATCTAAGCATAGTACAGGAAGTTATTTAAATCTTCCTTATCATGGTGGAACAAGAACCACACGATATGCCTTTAAAGAAAATGCGGAAGCAATGTCGATAGAAGAATTTATACAGCATTATGATTCCGTAGCTTTAACCTTAGAACAATTAGAAAAATTTAATATTGATTCTAAAGAGAAAGAAAAAGAAAGTGATGACTTCGAGGGAATTCCCCCTTGTCTAAAAACTTTGTTAAGTAACAAAGTAGGAGAAGGAAGTAGAAACGAAGTGCTCTTTCATTTAGGAGTTTACTTAAAAAAAAGATTTGACAAAAACTGGCAATCTAAAATGATGGAGTACAATAAAAAGTATTTTGATCCTGCTTTAGATGACAACGAAGTAATTAGAACTTCACAGTCGGTAGAAAAAGAAGAGTATTTATATAAATGTAAGCAAGAACCTATGAAGAGTCATTGTGATCCCATGGCATGTGCCATAGAGAAATTTGGTGTGGGTAACGGTGAGACTCCAGGATCTTTACCTGAATCTTTAGAGAAGTATGAATCAGATCCACCTATTTACATCATAACTATAGAGGGAGAAGAAGTAGAGTGTGATGAAGAAACACTTTGGAATCCTGATAAATTTGGAATGGCTTGTATGAATCAAGCGGAAATAATTATTGACGTAGTATCTAAGCCTATGTGGAGAAAACTTTTAAAAAAATTGCATGAAGATATTCAACACACGGATGCTCCTGAGTCTTCTAAATTAGATGTTCAGATTAAAGATTTGTTTGAAAGATTTGCAACAAGAGCTCCAGGGAAAAATATATCAGATGTTAGAAAGTCTAAATCTTTTTCTGAAAATGGTAAAACTATTTTTAAATGGCAAGATTTCTGGGTGTTTATTGGTAGGAATGGTTGGGACACACGAAGAATGAATAGTATAAAAACCCAAAAGTTTTTCATAGATTTGTATGAAGGTAAAGAAAAATCTCCTAAGATTGATAATAAAACTATCAGGATAGTAGAAATAGATGAGCAAAAAATAGCGGAGCCTATCATAAGAGAGAGCAAAAAGAAACAATCTTCTTTTAGAGTAGATAAATCTAAAATATGAAACGTATAAAAATACCAGGCCCTCCTGGAACCGGTAAGACTTACAGATTAATTAATCACTATTTAAATATTGAATTGAACGAAAAGAAAACAGTAGATCAAAATATTTTATACGTAGGTTTTAGTAATGCTGCTGTGGACGAAGCCAGAAAAAGAATTCTTAATTTATATCCTGGCCACAATATTCAAGTATCTACTTTACATTCTTTAGGAAAAAGAACTTTAAATTTAGATTCTAATCTCTTATTAAAAGGAAAAACATGGCAACCTTTTGCAGATCGGTTTGGTCACAACAATTTAAAATTTGATTCTACGCCCTCAGAGACAGGCTATTACACGTATGAAGATAAGTATTTAAAAGTTATTGAATACGCAAAAAATAAATTACTAGGAAGAGAAGAAGTAGGACACGCAGCAGAAGAACTAGGTGTGTTGGACGACATAGATGTTCCTTTATGTAAACAAATTTATCAAGATCTGGAAGACTACAAACGAGATGAACGAATGTACGAATTTTCAGACATGATAAAAAAATTCATTGAAGAAGGGTGCACGCTTTCCCTCGATGCAGTCTTTCTTGATGAAGCACAGGATCTGAATCCTCTGCAATGGAAAATGTTTTATCAAATAGAGTCCCTATGTGATAGATCTTACATTGCGGGGGACGATGATCAAACGATTTATTCGTTTCAAGGTGCTTCCGCTAAAGAGTTTATTAACCTAGAAGGAGAGGTAGATCCACAAATTGTTTCTAATCGAGTTCCTAGAGCCATACATAAGCTAGCAGTATCTGTTCTAGATAACATAGAAAATAGACTACCTAAACAATGGAATCCTCGTGATGAAGAGGGAGAAGTCATTGATAATAAAGACCTTTATGACATAGACTTCAGTAAAAAAGATTGGATGATCCTAGTTCGTAGAAAAAACCAGCTTCCAGATATTGTAGAGCATTTAGAAAATAATGGTTTTTATTTTGATTGCGTGTATGGAAAACTATTAACCCCTTCTTTGCTTCGTGCATGGAGAGTCTGGGACCTATTAAATCAAGGAGAAGGTGTCGAGGGGCGAGAGGCGAGACAACTATATGAAGAATGTTTTCAAGTAAAAACAAAACAAGTTAAACATGGTTTTGCAGGAGGACTAACTTTAAATGGTCTTGAGTTTGTTACCTTAAAAGAATTAAAAATAAATCATGGTCTTTTAATAGAAGGAGATTGGAAACAACTTAACATGTCCGATGAGCAACGAAAGTATATTCAAGGGCTACTAGATTCTAAGGAAGACTTACATAAAAATCCTAGAATTAAAGTTTCTACTATACATAAAGTCAAAGGAGAAGAATGTGAAAATGTTATTTTGTTTACAGATATTAGTTGGTTTATTTATAGTCAATGCACTAAGACTTCTGATTTAAAAGACACCGAGCATCGAGTATGGTTCGTGGCAATCACTCGTGCAAAAAATAATTTATTTTTAATGAGTAAAGACCCCAACAAACAACAATACAACATAGGAGAAGATATAATATGACTACTAAACAAGACATGGAACGTTTGTTTCCTACTAGAAGACAAGAAGGCGGAGATCATTACACGAAACATAAAATCCAACCGTATACTTTTATACAGGCCAATGACTTGAATTTTTTTCAAGGTTGTGTTATTAAATATGCGGTTCGTTATAAAGACAAAAATAAAATAGAAGATCTTAAAAAAATAATTCACTATTGTGAATTAGAAATAGAAAATATGAGCAAGTGAATTTTGCTTTACTAGTAACTCTTATTGTGGTGATGTATTATTATGTTTGAAACTCAAATAGAATGGAATGCTCCAGACGGTTTTCCTAATCTCTCTAAGTTTAAATACATTGCAATGGACTTAGAAACTAAAGATCCTAGTTTAAAATCTAAAGGTTCCGGTGCTATAAGAAAAGAAGGTGAGATCATTGGAATAGCTATTGCTGTAAACGAGGCGGGTTTTAAATGGAGAGGTTATTATCCTATTGCCCATGCTGCCGGTAACTTAGATAAAAAAATTGTTTTAGATTACGTAAGAGAAATTTGTGCTTATGATAACACAAAAATATTTCATAACGCCATGTATGATGTGTCGTGGTTAAAGTCTTATGGGATACCTATTAAAGGTAAAATAGTAGACACTATGGTTATGTTATCTTTAATAGATGAAAATAGATTATGGTTTTCTCTTAACAGTGCTACTTGGGATTATTTAAAAATAAGTAAGGATGAGAAAATTTTAAATGAATCTGCAGCAGCACAAGGAGTGGATCCTAAGTCAGAGATGTATAAACTTCCGGCTATGTACGTAGGACAGTATGCAGAAGCAGATGCTTCTCTAACCTTAGATTTATATTATAAGTTGGTT